GACAGGCTTTGGGTGCGGGAGACGTGGAGGCTTTATGACTCCTTGGTTGAATGTGCCTGCTACGACGCTTGCGAGTGCTCAAGGCACCATGGCAAGCCGTTGTATCGTGCTTCTTTACCGGACGATGAAGGCCCGTGGAAACCATCCATCCACATGCCCCGCTGGGCCAGCCGCATCACGCGGGAGGTCACAGGAGTGCGGGTGGAGAGATTACAGGACATCAGTGAGGAAGATGCGATTGCGGAGGGAATCGACATGCGCAGCCTTTGCGGATGCCAGGATGGATGCAGCCAGTGTGATGACCGAACGCCGCAGGAAACATATCGTGATCTTTGGGAGACGATCAACGGCCCAGGCTCATGGGCCGCTAATCCATGGGTATGGGTGGTGGAATTCAAAGTGATGAAAGGGGGTGCGGAGTGAGTGACCATCTAATAGCCGAGCACACTGACTGGACCGCCGATCAATGGGCGGAACGATGGCGGCAGGAGGCGGAGGCGCGGAATGAGTTGTTCCGCGAGAACGCCGCCATGCGCGCAGGCCTAGCCGAGGCATACAAGCTCATTGACGTGCTCTATATGGATGCGCTCGACAACCACAAGGAAAGCTGGCCTAGGGCGCGTGAATGGATGGAGCTATGGAAGGAGGTGGCGAAGTGAGTGATTCTTTCAAAATGACGGTCACGCCTTTTTTTAACCTTGAGTCCAGGGAATTCGGCTGCGACACGACGGACATCGCCATCGCCGGAATGATTCACCGCAAAATTGCCTGCGCGGAGGACGAGGCGACCAAACAGGCGCTAAAAGCCTTGGGTTGGATTCCGCCGGAGGAGAACGCAGCCATGCGCGAGGCTATCAGGGGGGCGCATGAGAGACTTGCGGGGCTAGAAGATCATCTTTCTGGCAATCACGGCCTGTTCCTTTCGGATGCCCTCTCCAAACTCAAACCATTCCTGAAACCATGACCCAGGAACAAAAACGAATCAAGATCGCGGAAGCGTGTGGCATGACCGGATGGCATGAAGCCAGGAGTTTGCCCGACTACTTCAACGACCTCAACGCCATGCATGAGGCGGAGAAGGCGCTGACGCCAGAAGAGCAAAGGGAATATGCTATCTTTCTCAACGGCGGATACTTCCCAATTTATGAGATCGGCGGCTTTAGAGTTGCGTCCTCTACCGCCGCCCAACGCGCAGAATCCTTTGGCAAAACCCTCAACCTTTGGTAAACCATGACCAACGATCAAATCCGCCTCCACTTTGGCGAACTCAACGCCGCCGAGATGCGGCTGGCCCGCGCCATCGTGGGCTGGTTCGAACATAGGCAGGCCCAGCTTAACCACGATTGGGCCGACACTGACACAGCCGTCCGCGAAACCTGCCGCAAGGCTGGCCTGGACGTTGACGGCACGCCCACCCATGTGCCCGACATCCCCGAGCTTGTGGAGAAGATGGCGGCTCAAAACGCCAAGCTCCGCGCCGCCGCTGACGGGCTGGCGGAGGCTTTGGAACAAGTGATTAGTGCCGACACGACTATTTATTGGTCTGGCGATGAGTCGCCGCCCACCAAAGAAGAGGGTGATTGTGCCGCTATTGCACGCACCGCCCTCGCCGCCTACCAGGCCACAAAGCAGCCATGATCCGCCTCCTCATCATCGCCGCCTGCCTGTCCTCATGCTGCCGCCAGGGCCGTGCGCCGGAAGGCTGGCCGTGGGAAAGGGAGGGCGGGTGCCTGAACGTGTTTTACAGACTTGGCCCATGACCCAGCCCTCCGCCTGCCCCATAACCCGAGCCGAGTCCGGTCTGGCCGCCATCTTTGCCGCCTGCGAGGCCAACAAGGCCAGGCTGGCCGAGGCCAGGCGGGCCAGGGCGGCCGGGCAGGCACAAGGCCGCCGTTTTTGGTGGCAGGACCAAGAAGAACGTGATACCATTACCGACCATGCCCGAGACACCCGACCCTGACAACACGCCCGCCACGGCCCTGTTTGATGAAATCGCCGCCGCTGTGAACAAAGTTCCCTTGACCGAAGCCGAAGAGGTTCTGTCCTACCTGACCGCCGTCGTGGCCGTGAAGCGCCGCCAAGGCCTGCCAGCCGCCGGCATCAAGGCCGAGATGGCCGACCTGCTTGGGAGGGCTGTGGATAGCCTGACTTCTGAGCCTGACTCGCCATGAAATGTTTGCCGGTGCATTGTCGGCCTATAAACCGCGCTGCGGCGGCTGTTTTGCATCCAACGTATTTAACCGGCTTGGTGTCGTCTAAGCCTATTGAATTGCAAGGTTTGATAAGTAAGTGCAAACTTTGTGGAGGCCGCGGATACGAGCGAGGATTTTGCTTTGGTTGCGGGCGGCCGATCCGCCCTTGGTTTAAAATGGGCGTAGGCTAGGCCCAGCCGGGCATGGGCTTGGCGTGGATCGGGGAAAGCTGCCGTGGGTTGGCCTGCTTGCGGGCTGACTCTTCTTCTTTGCGTTCCTCGTCGCGCATTTCCTTTCGCAGGCGTTTCTTGGTGTGCATCATCTCTTCCAGGCTGACCTCGCCTGCAATGCCTTTCAAGTGGCGGCGGATGTCCCGGTTTGTTTCGTAGATGTCACGCATAAGACTGCCTTCTGGGGCGGTCTTGCGGGCCATGCGCCTGGCCTTTTTGATGGCGTCTTGAATGGGCATTGCTGTGATGCTTAGAGTTGGCCGACAGAACGGTATAGCAGGCTCATGTTGCGGATGATCCAGGGGCTTTGCTCTGCTGCAACAATAGTGAACTTCACCTTAACGGCTTCCCCTCCAAGTTGAGCAAGGATTTTGCGAAGTTGCTGCGTGCTTGTGCTGTAAATGTCTGAAAGTGTGCGCGTTACCTCAAATCCTGACTTGTTGGCAAAAGTGATGTCCATAAAGGCGCGGCTGTTTTTCACTGTGGAAAACAACAGACCGCCAAACTGCTTGAACTGCGTCACCTTGCCCAGGTCGATGAAGCCTGTTTCGATCACCGATTGCACGGCCTGATAGTAACGGTAGCCGCCACGGTCAACGTAGCCGTAACCGGCCATGCTGACAGGAATTGGATCGGTGATAGCGTGCGGCGTGTAGGCCAATGAGGTATCAAGTGTATCGCCACTGTCATTCTGTTCGCGGCTGTCCATGAAAAACAGGTTGCCGTCCTCGTCACAGAAAACGGTTTCAGGGCGCTCCGGCTCCATTTTGGCGACCGCATAGGCCTTTGGATAGTCGAAGTATCCTACAACGCCATTATTCTGGAAATCGTAAGCAAAGCTCGTCAACGTGTTATCTTGGCCTGGAAAAGAAAACCAGTAGAGTTCCGAACGAAGGTCAACCCATGTATTCACGCGGTCTGGCTGCTGGCCGATCTTGTCCACGTTGGCGATGTCTAGCAAATACTCAATAGAGTCCTTTGAAGCTGCCGCAATATTCCGGCGGCCGTAGCGGGCTCCGCTGAACTCATAGATTTGCAGGTCTGAGCCAAGGAAGAAGATGCGGCTGTTTTCGTATTCGGTGATGCAGGCCGGGTTGAGAGCGCCCACTGTCACCTGGGGGATGTGCTTGTCTGCTGTCGGATCGCTGGGGTTCAGCAGAATGACGCCGTTGTTGGTGTGGACATGCAGTCGGTAATCGTCCGTATAGAGAGCCGTCACCTTGAGCCTGGAAGTCTGCCGGGCCATGCTGATTAGCTCCGGCGACTCGGCATTTGCCCCCTCGGGCGCAATCTCGTCGTCCACGGCGGACTTGGAGACATAGAGCAGGTCAGGGTTGTCAGAGCCGCCCCCATACCAGACTTGGCTGCCCACCATCACGCAATCACGGTAGGGCAGCGGCCGGTTCTGATCCACGGCCATGGCCGCGCCGATCTCGGTGTTCGTGCCGACTTGCAGCGTCTTGGTGCCGGAGGTGTTGGCAACCTCGCCGACGTAGTTCCAGATGGCCGCCGAGCCTTCGCCGAACTGGAAGTAAACCCGGATGAGGTCAAACCGCCCGCCCTCGGCCGCCGGGTCTGGCGTGATGGTAACAAGGATGTCCGAACGGGTCGACTCGTCCAGAATGATGGTGTTGGAGATGTCCGAGCTGATCCCCTCGTAGCCAAGTCGTTCGCTTCCAGAGTCGAAGTAGCGCAGGTAAACGGTGCATGTCTGGCTTGTCAGGCCCTCAGACGTGCCGGAGCCGATGCCGCCGGAAAGGAAGGTCGGGCCGTAGCTGCCGGTGTCGGCTGTGGCGTCGGCGGCCGATTTGCTGGCCGAAAGGATGCCAAAGGCCCGGGTGTCGGCATTCACAAACGCAACAATCGCATCCGTGCTGTTTGTGGCCGCACTGCTGCCTGTGATGATCGTGTAAAGGTAGGGGTTGCTAGTCGTCCCGGCCCCGGTCATACTGGAGGAAATGGACGTGGCGTAGGCGCTGTTCTGGATCACCACTTGAATCCTGGAATTGCCATTGGCTCCTGGGTAGTTGGTGGAATCCGCCGTGAAAGTCAGCGTGGCTGTGCCTGCCCGGACGGCCGCCCCTGTCGGCACAATGTTGTGCGTGCCGCTGCCTGTGGTCGTGATGTTGATGGCCGTGCCGCCAGCCGTCGAGGCCAGTTTGAAGAAATAGACGTTCGTGCCCACGTCCCGCATGTAATACGTCGTGGCCGTGGCAAGCGGGCTTGGCAGCGTGCCGGAGGTCGTGAGCGTGAGGGCTTGGTTGTCGCTGTATCCGTGGCCGTAGAGCTGGTAGAACACCACGCCGGAGCCTGCCGTGGTGATGTCGATGGCCGCCCCGCCTGCCGTGGCCGAGAGGCTGACAGTGGTGCCAGAGACGTTCTTGCAGTAATAGACCGTGTTGTTGGTGAGGCCAGTCGGGATCGAAGTCGCCACCACCAGCACGGCCATGCCTTCGCTTGGCACAAAGCCGGACACCACGAATGTGTTCAAGGAGGCGTCAACCGTGGTCGTGGCCGTGGTCGTGTAGGCGTAGCAGTAGTCCGTGGCTGGCACTGCGTAGAACTTGAAGGACGTGGCCCCGGCCGAGCCTGGAAGCTGCCAGCGGGCCTGGACGTTGCTAGTGCCGGCGGGCGTGGCCTTGGAAATGACCGGCGTGGCTGGCTTGACGTTGCTCCCTGCCTGCCGCCACTTGCCGGGCGTGGCCGTCCGGCCTAGCTGGACACACACGGGCGTGTCCACGTTGTTGTTGTTGGAGAGCATGAGCTGGGTCGCCGTGCGCTTGCCAAACCAGCGGGCCGAGGCGTCGAGGCCGACGGCCAGGACTTCCCAGGTGGGCGTTCCGGCGCTGAAATCGTAGGTGCCAGAGGTGAAGGAACCGTCATCGCCCAGGTAGAACAGGCCCCGGGCCTTGCTGGTGGTGAGGTCGTAGAACAGCAGGAAGTTCTTGCCCTGCCGATAGACGCGAACGGCCACGGTCTTGTTGGCGGCCCTAGCTGTGCCATCCACGCCGACGCCGGACGGGTAGCCAGTAAACGGCAGGCTCCTGATCTTGGTGGCGGCCGTCTCGCTGGAGAACGTGGCCCAGAGGCGCGTGTATTTGGGAATGCCTTTGATGGCCCCGGCTGGGCGCAGCAGGCAGTTGACGGCCCGCTGAAGCTTGCCGCCCATGTCCGTGGTTTCAATGGAGCTTGCAAGCGTGCCGAACTCCCGGATGTCGATGGTGTAAAGCTGGTTCATCGGTTCGGGTTGTAGCAGTAACGCTTGGCGCGGTTGCCAAACACGGAAAGCTCGCGGGCCTTCTGCATGGCTAGGGCGTATTCAGGCTCCAACTCGGTCTTGGGGATGGAGCACATCTGATAGGAGGAGAAGAACCAGCGGGCCACGGGCAGCAGGATTTCCGTATCCTTGCCCTGGGGCATAAGGGTTGTCCGGGTGTCGGAAAGCGTGGTGACAGGCGCAAATACCAACTTGCGGGCGTCATAGACGAGCTTTCTGGCGGCGGAAGGCAGGGAATCCAGCATGATCCCGGCCCGAAGCGTGCCGATGACCATTTGCGCGTAAGGCCAGTAGCGGGTGGGCTCCAGCACGCTTTTCTGCAAGGCCATCACGAACGCGGCATATCGGCGGTCGTAGTTCTTGTTGTAGTCCATGAGTCGCAGGTTGAGGTCTGCGGCGGACTGGGCTGGAATCAGGATCGTAGATTTGTCCAGGCTCACCGGGTCCATGATCTGCCGCACGTTGGCGGGCAGCATGATCCAGTCATTGTAAACCGTGGCCGTGTAGGTGCCAGAGGCCCCCATGTAGGGCTCGGCCAGAGCCGGGGCCGATGGGCTGGCCTCGTCCTCTATGCGGTTCATCACGCCGTCACCAGAAATGATGATGGCGTTGCCGGGCATCCATGAGGAGACGTAGCCGGAATTGAAGGTGATGGCCTTGGAATACTGCGCCACCGTCACGGAAACGGCGGTCGGCGGCCTGACAACCTCGGCCTGATCTGGCCGGACTTGGTAGAAGCAGTTCGGGTTTGACTCCCCCACTGCTTCTAAAGCGCGGTTGATGTCCTGGATAATTCGATCTTCCAGGTTAGGAGGGCCGTGTGACACGTCCTCCAGCCCGCACATGGAAAGCAGTTGGTCGCGGATGTCCTGAATGATAGCCATTCCGCGAGAATAGCCCGCCCGCCGTGCCCTGACAAGGCAGTTTTACGCCAGATGCACCAGCCCGCCGCGCTCGGCAAAGACGCGTGGCTGGCTACGCACGCAGGCGGCCGTGGCTGGCAGGCCGTGCCCGGCCTTGGTGGCTAGGTCGGCCATGGCAAGCGGGCCGGAGGCCAGGGCGGCCTTCAGGTCTGGCGTGAGGCTTTGCGCCCCTTCGCGGAGGCTGGCGGAGTAGGCCCCGGCGGTCAGGCGTGGGCGGTGGGTGGCGTCTGGCATGGTGAAAGCGGGTTTTTGGTGATGACGTGTCCGGCAATGTTGTAGCCTGGATTTTTCTTTGTCGCGGCAGCAATAGCGGCCCCTAATGCCTCCTCTTCACTGTTTGCGGGTCCTGTCCACACGGACAAGAGAGACGTGACTCTCCATCCCTCGTTAAACTGTTGGAGCACGGCGATAATGTAATGCGCAAACATTGTGTCAGCTATTGAGGAACAGCTTGCCCGCGTGCTCGCGGAACTCAGCAGGGTAGGCAGCCACCACTTCGCGGCATTGCTTGCTGGTTAGGCCGGTTGCCCTGGCGGCCTCGGCGGGCTTCAGGCCGCGCTGGCTAAGGGCGGAGGCCAGCAGGCGGCGGGCCTCGTCGTAGGTGGGCGCGGATGGCTCGGGGTCGGCGGTAATAGCTGCCGCATCGGCTGTAAAACTGGCGGCGGAATCCTTGGTTTCCGTGGCTTCTTGAATAGCTGCCTGGACATCGTCAACGGTCAATTTGTTCTTGTCAGACAAAACCTTCATAAGCCCCTCCACCTCGGCCAGCGTCTCCACGCCAAACCGGGCCTTCAATTCATGGGCCAGACAGGCCTCGGCCGTCTTGTGCAGGCTGCCGTCCTCGGCCTCAAAGTCCACGTCCGGCACCGGGCGCTTGGGCTGGTAGGATGCCAGATACGGCCCGGCCGGGCGGCGAAGGTCGTCCCATTCCTCGCGGGTCAGGATGCGCGTGGGGAAGTTGGTGGGGCGAACGTCCGAGCGGGCGCGGACGGGCAGCGTGCGGCCGTTGCTGGCGGCAATGGGGAAGGATGCGCCGGGCTCCTGCGGGAATGTGACCTGGAAGTGAGTAATCATGGTGTCGGGTGCTTGATGTCGTAGGCCAACAATAAGCCCGGCCCGCCGGAAAGGCAAGGCCGGGCTGGCTGATTGTTTGGCCGGGGCCGGGCTGGTTAGGCCGCCGCCTCGATCTTGGCGAGGTCGCCGTCTGCATCCATGAACCATCCTTTCCATGCAGTCGCGGAGACGCATGTAAGGTAGCATGTGGAGTCTGCCGCAATGGCGGACTCAGCATTTGCACCGCTGCCGCCGTTGATGGCGATGGTTGCAGGACTGGAACTGCGAAGCTCAAACCCGGTCGCGCCGACATTGATGACAAGCTGCTTGCCCACAACCGGGGCCGGCAGAATGACGATGTGGTTGGCATCCGAGCTGGTAACTGTGACGTGACTGGACGCCGCCGCGATGGAAGCGCCTCCGACGGTGGCAGTGACGGCTTCCACAACGTCGGAACGAGGCCCGGAAATGGTGCCTGCGTTGACGAGGGAATTCACGCCGCTGAAAAACTCCGCCAGCGTCATGTCGGCCATGATGTTCGGGTCGCCCGAAGGCTTCCGGCTGTCATAGACGAGAACGCGATGCGAAGTCGTGAGACTGGAACCAAGCAGGGCCGGAAGATCGGCCGGGTTGGTCGGGATGGGTGTGATGGAAAGCATTGAAGTGGTATATGGAGGGTTGCGTGTGGGTGTTGTGCCTTAAGGCCGCCCGACGGGTTAGGCCGGGCGGCCGTCAGGCGTGACCTTAGCTGACCTCCGGCATACCGGGGGCGTTCCAGGCACCATAAACCACAAGGTAGCCGTTCTTGACGAGGGCGGCGTTCTTGTAGGCGGTGGCACCCCAGACCATCTGGACACCGATACCGAAGCGGTTCGTGTAGTCCTGCTGTTCAGTGACGCGCTGGCCCATGGCCGTGCTGGGCTTGCCGTTCACAGAGCCGTAGCCGCAATACACGGCGTCGTTGCCCATGAAGTAGCCGCAGACGTAGGGCTGGCCCTTGCTGTTGCAGGGGATGATGAGCGAGCCGACCGGGATGGCAGCCTCAGAGAGGTAAGCCGAGGTCCAGGGAGCGGTGCCCCAGGTGATCGTGGAGCCCGTCAGGGTGGTGACGTAGCCGCCGGAGGAGGTAGAGCCCAGGCGCTCCATGCCAGTCGCCGAGACGGTGTAACCGTCGCAGGTCGTGTATTTGAAGAAGCTGAACTTGCCGATGTCGGAGCCGCTGCCGTGGATGACCATGAGGTAACGGGCCGAGGAGGTGGACGAGATGAACGTCTGTTCGAAGGCGGTGAAGCCAGCGCCAGGGAAGTAGCGGAAGTAGTCGTTCCGGGTCTTGGCGATGGCGTTGGTGGTCAGCGTGGAGCTGCCGTTGA